CGCATTATTAAGGAATGGGTATAATGGCAAGCGATAGTCGCACCTTAAAGTTATCAATCCTTGCCGATGTTGATGACTTAAAAAAGAAATTAGGCGATGCTGATTCTGCCGTTGCGCAAAACTCCAGCAAGATGTCAGAGTTTGGAAAGAAGGCTGCTGCTGCTTTTGCCATTGCTGCTGCTGCTGCCGCTGCCTACGCAGTCAAACTTGGTGTAGATGGTGTTAAAGCAGCCATTGAAGATGAGGCTGCACAACTTAGATTAGCAAGTGCTTTAAGAGCTGCCACAGGTGCCACCGATGCTCAGATTGCAGCTACTGAGGATTACATAAGCAAGACTTCTCTAGCAACAGGCGTTGCCGATGATGAACTTCGACCAGCATTACAAAGATTAGCATTAAGCACTAAAGACACAGGTAGAGCACAGGAATTATTAGCACTTGCTTTAGATGTAAGCAAAGGCTCTGGTAAAGACTTAGAAACAGTTGCTAATGCTCTTGGTAAAGCGCAGGATGGCAATACAACATCACTTGGCAGACTTGGGCTTGGATTATCTAAAGCTGAACTTGCAACATTGTCATTTGAGCAATTGCAGACAAAGTTATCTGATCTATTTGGCGGTGCTGCTGCCCGTAACGCGCAAACCTTTCAAGGTCGCATTGATGTATTAAAGAATGGCTTTAATGAAGCAAAAGAAGCTGTTGGAACAGCATTGCTACCAATTATTGAGCGACTTGTTGAATTCATTATTGTTTATGGCGTTCCTGTTATCAATAAATTCAAAGATGCTTTTAATGTTGTAAGAGATGCAGTTGAACGCAACAGAGAAAACTTTGCTGAGTTTGCAGAACTCCTAAGAACTGTGGTATTTCCAATAGTTCAAAAAGTATTTGCTTTCTTATTAGATGTTGGTGCTAAAGCAGCGTCAGCAATTATTGATGCTTTTGGTGCAGTAGTTGGAGCAATAACACCAGTATTAAATTTCATTATCAGCGCAATTAACAAAGTTATTGATGGATTAAATCTTATTAGAGGTGGAACAGATATAGCCAAAATTAGCACAATAGGCGGTGCAGGTGGCGGTGGCGGTGGTGGTGGATTTAGTGGCATTCCATCAGCAGGTGGCGCAGGCGGAGGATTTGCAGGTGGCGGTGGAACTGGTGGCGGTGGAACTGGTGGTGCTGGAATTGGTGGTGGCGGTGCAGGTATTGGCGCAATAGCAGGTGCAACCAGCCTTACAGATTTAGCAAATAAATTGGTTGCAGTTCAAGACAAGATTACCGATGTAACATTTGCAACTTTGACTGGTGGCATAAGTAAATCAACTGCTCAAAAGCAATTAGATCAATTGCAGGCAGAGTTTAGAGTATTGGAAAAGCAAGCAACTGCATTACAAAAAAATCCACAAATCTTAATTAATGTTTCTGCCATTGATGCCGAAGGTGCTGCAAGAGCTGTTTCTAAAGCATTAAATGACAGCGCAGCAAGATCAACTCCTACATTAAGTTATCAGACAATTAGAGAAAAAGCAGGATAATGACTGCATGGTCGCCAGATTGGAAACTTACTGTTGCAGGTGTTGAATACACCGACATTGCAATAAGTGATATAGCGCATCAAGCTGGTCGTTCAGATATTTACCAGCAACCAAATCCATCATATCTTCAAGTAAGTTTTGTGGCATTATCTGGTCAAACATTGCCATTTGACATTAACGATAGTTTAAGTTTGCAAGTTAAGAATTCAGCAGGAACTTATGTAAATATTTTTGGTGGGGATATAACCGATCTTACTGTCAGCGTTGGCGCAACAGGAGGAATTGCAAGTGTTGTTGAATACTCAGTCCTTGCAATGGGATCACTTGTTAAGTTAGCAAAAGAATTATATTCAGGAACTATTTCACAAGATGAAGATGGCAATCAAATAAACGCTTTGCTTTCAAGCATATTTAGCGGAACTTGGAACGATGTGCCAGCAGCTACAACTTGGTCAGGTTTTGATGCAACTACAACATGGGCTAATGCTTTAACTCAAGGACTTGGTGAAATTGATACTCCAGGACTCTACACAATGGAAAACAGAGGAGCCGATGTAGATACTGTTTACAATATAGCAAGTGTTATTGCCAATTCAGCATTTGGATATTTGTATGAGGACAACGAAGGAAATGTCGGATATGCAGACGCTGATCATAGGCAGACTTATCTGACAGCAAACGGATATGTTGATCTTGATGCTGGACACGCACTAAGTCAAGGACTTAGCACAATTACTCGATCAGGTGATATTCGAAATGATATTTACATAAATTATGGCAACAATTTTGGCTCACAGAAAACTGCAACATCAGCATCTTCAATTGCTCTTTATGGATACAAAGCCGAAAGCATTCAATCAACTATTCACTCAGCTACTGATGCTCAAGCTGTGGCAGATCGCTATATTGCTCAAAGAGCATTTCCACAACCAGCATTTCAAAGCATTACTTTCCCAATGACAAATCCAGAGATTGATAATAGTGATAGGGATAATTTGCTAGGCGTATTTATGGGGCTACCTCTAAACATTCAAAACCTACCTGATCAAATTTCAGGCGGTGAATTTGAAGGATATGTTGAGGGCTGGTCATGGAGCACTAGGTTTAATGAGTTATTTCTAACGATAAACTTGTCGCCTGTGGCATTTAGCCAATTTTCAACTCGTTGGAATACTGTGCCAATTGGCGAGGCATGGAACACTTTAAGCGCAACATTGACATGGGAATACGCTACAATCGTATCCTGAGAATAGGACAAAATGGCAACTACTACCAATTATGGATGGACAACACCAGACGACACCGCTCTGGTCAAAGATGGCGCAGCTGCTATTCGCACGCTTGGATCATCTGTTGATACAACAACAAAAGCATTAAACCCATCAACAACTCTTGGCGATATTGAATATCGTTCATCAACTGCAAACACAAACACAAGACTTGGAATTGGAACTACTGGTCAAGTTTTAGCAGTAAGTGGTGGAGTGCCAGCGTGGACAACAATCTCAACATCTCCAGCAAATGCTGATGCAACAGTAGCAACATCGGAAACAACAAGTTCAACAACTTACACAGATTTAACAACTGCTGGCCCTGCTGTAACAGTAACAACTGGCACAAGAGCATTGGTAATTATTACTTGCAACATAAGAGATAGAGAAAACAGAGGCTCTTATATGTCTTACGCAGTAAGTGGTGCAACAACAACTGCTGCTGCTGATACTAGAGCGTTGTCAATGGTCATACCATCACAACCTGCTGATATTTATCAAATGTCGTTTGTAAATGTTGCAACTTTAACTGCTGGATCAAATACATTTACTGCAAAATACAGAACCGACAGCGCAATTCATAACGCAGCATTTGCAAATCGTTCGATATTTGTAATGAACTTGGGCTAAGGAGCAAACATGGTAACTACATCAAAAGAAATAAATCTATCTCAATTAGATCAAGAATTAGGTGGTCAAGGTCTTTGTGGTAATTTTAACGATCCAAAGAAAAAAATTGTTAAGGTTGCAGATAATTCAACAGTAACAGAGGAAGAATTAGAAGCTGCAATTAAAGCGCATGTTGCTAAACCAACTGCTGATGAAATTTCTTTCTTAAACCGCCAAGAAGGTATTGCAAAATTAATAGAGTTGGGATTTACAGAAGCCCAAATTACTGCATTAATTAATGGCTAATGAAGGCTTGGTTATCTAAAGCTGCTGTTCAGTTAAGAGAGCAAACTGATGACTGCTTCCCTGATCGCAAGCGTGCCAGCGATGGGTGGATTGGTGATGCTCGCCATTCAGCCCGAGTCAGTCAGCATAACCCAAATGAACAGGGTGAAGTATGCGCCATCGATATTGACTCTCGCCTTTCTGACCAAGAAGGAATTAGTTTCGATTTGGCAGATCAGATTCGACTCACAGCAAAAAAAGATAAGCGTATTCTGTATGTAATACATGCTGGCAAAATTGCAAGTGCTAAATCATTTTGGAAATTTATCAAATATCGTGGCATAAACCCTCACCACAAACATATTCATATTTCTTTCAAGCCAAATCAAACAGGCGAGTTCTTCAATATCCCACTACTAGGAGGCAATAATGAAACTAACTAACAAACACAAAGCAGCAATTAAGTCATATCTAAGAGCTGTTGCAGCCTCTGGTATTACTGTCCTATTAGCAATCGTTGCAGACATTCGACCAGAACTTGCTATTCTTGCAGGTGCGTTAATTGCACCTCTTGCAAAAGCAATTGATCCAAGTTCAGGCACAGAAGCCGATTATGGCGTTAATGCGAAATGACAGCGAACGAATGGGTTGGTATAGCCGTTGGCGTATGCGCCATCTCAACAAGTTTATTAGTGGGTCTGCGTTGGGTTATTAAATCCTACTTGCAAGAACTTAAGCCTAATGGTGGCTCAAGTTTGCGTGATTCGATTGATCGATTAGAACAGCGTGTTGATGATCTGTATTCTTTAATCGTTAAGCGATAATTTATTTTATGGCGAACACACGAAAACCTATCAAACGCAAAAAGATCAATCGTCGCGTAGTTCGCCACTCTTCTGAACCATTATCAAAAATGGATCAACATTACTTGGCTTTACATTCTTGCTATACCGCTGCAAGGAAGGCAGGATTTTCGCCTGAGCACGCATTTTGGCTTATGACGGAAGTAAAAACATTTCCGAATTGGGTCGTAGGTGATGGCGGCATCATTCCTAGTATTGATCCAACAGAGGAAGATGACGATTAAAGCCAATCGCAGGTATTTAGTAACACCAGATTTACAGATCCCTCTGCATCATCCAGCAGCTGTAAAAAACCTTATAAAAATGAGCAAGCATGAAAAGTTTGATTATGTATTAAATGTTGGTGATGAGCTAGATATGACAAGTCAAAGTCGTTGGGTAAAAAATACAAAGACAGAATTTGCCGAAACTTTAGATCAAGAGCGATCTATTGCTCAAGACATTCTTTACGATTTAGGCACCACAGATATTATTAGATCAAATCATACGGATAGATTATTTACGACCTTACTTAAAGGTGCGCCATCATTGCTTGGATTACCAGAATTAGTTTATGAAAAATTTATGGGCTACGCGGATCTTGGAATAAAATTTCACAAGCGTGCTCATGAATTTGAACGCGGATATTTTTTAGCGCACGGAGATGAGGGGGTTATGTCTAAACATGCTGGCATAACAGCCCTAAACCTAGCCAAAAAATGGCACTCAGGGGCTCATGGAGGGGTTGTTTGTGGGCATACCCATAGGCAGGGTGCTGTAAGGCATCAAACTGGCTTAAACGGGCGTTATTCAACGATTTGGGGCATAGAGGCTGGTCATCTTATGGATATGAAGAACAAAGCAAGTTATCTAAAATATGCCTCAGCCGACTGGAATATGGGATTTGTAGTTCTGAACTTTGGCAAAAAAGGCATGAGCGTAGAAGTAGTGCCAGTTAATCACGATGGCTCATTCAG